ACGGTTGCTGTGCTAGGTGGCAAGGCTCGCTACGCAAAGTCGTGGGCTGATGCCGTTGCCGCTGCCAAGGCTGGTGCCGCACTGATGGTGTGGGTGCAGCAGCCAGTTGGCTACCCATCAGGCGTAGCGATTAGCAAGTGGCACGACGGCTGGCGACGCTACTGGACCAAGAAAGACGCCAAGAAGATTACTGATGGCTATGGTCATATGACTTCTGCTGGCTGGTGTGCAGACCACGGCTGGCAGTGGGCGTGTCCTACTCGTGACGAGAAGGTTGCCGCCGAGAAGTTTGGCGTACCAGTCACCGAAGAGCAGCTCAAGCAGATTGCCAACAGCAAGGTCAAGGCAAAGAAGGTGGCAGTCGACTACAAGTGCCTGCTCATCGTCACGCACCCAGGCAAGGTAGCCGCCCCAGTCGCAACTCCAGTGGTCGCGCAGGTAGCCCCCACAATCAACGTAGAGGCACCTAGGAAGCCCGTAGAGGCTCCAAAAGTAGAATCTGGTACTAAGACACCATCCCAGTTGGATGTTGCGGTAAAAGCCCTAGAGAAGGTCGACTGGGCATCAATCGGAGCAAAGGGTCTGGCTCTGGCAGGAAGCGCGGCTGAGGCCGCCAAGAAGGAGAAGACCACCGTGGGTAAGATTAGCGCATGGTTTAAGTACATTGCAGCAAACAGCAAGATTGACGAGATGATTCTTGACGCGGTTCGGACATTCCTGACCGTCAGCATCTCGGTTGCCCTTGGATTGGGCATTCCGCTCCTAGACATCAACGGTGGAGACTTCCGTCTGGTGCTCTCCGCTGGACTCGCTTCGGCGCTCCAGGTTATTGTGAAGGCGCTTGATCCAAGCTCCACAGACTACGGCGTTCAGAAGAAGAAGTAATGCCCGACAAGTGGGTCTATGTCGGTGGAACATTTGATCTGTTCCACTCTGGACACATCAACTTCCTCAGCAAGTGCGCGGAGTACGGCAAGGTAATCGTTGCCCTCAACACAGACCAGTTTGCTGCTCGGTATAAGCGGCGACCAATCCTCTCTCTTGCAGAACGCTACGATGCGCTGGATGCGTGTCGATTCGTGGACAAGGTTATCGTCAACATTGGCAACGAAGACAGTTGGGTCACCATTGACGCAATGCCGCGTGATTGCACAATCAAGTACATTGCCCACGGCGATGACTGGACTGGCAATAGCCTTCTGGCCCAACTCAACATCAGCCAGCATTGGCTGGACACCAAAGATATTGAGATGTTGTACATTCCATATACCGCTGGTATCTCCACCAGCGACATTATAGGGAGAATCAATGGCGAGCATCACCGTCGTGGTAACTGCTCATGCGGACTCGGAGAACCTTGTTCGTATCCTGGAGCTGCTGGGCAAGCAAACCCAGAAGCCTGATGAAATCATTGCTCTCTGCTCTGAGATTGATCTTGAGGGCGTTTGGCAGCGGTTTCCGTGGGTCAGGTTCTACGAAGAGCCCAACCTCAACGACTGGGGTCACGACAAGAGGGCCAAGGGGCTTGACCTGGCGACATCTGAATACACCGCGTGGTTCAACCACGACGACTCCTACGACCAGACCTTCATCCAAGAAATGATGGAATCTGCATTAGGTGGCGCAGATGTGCTATACTGCGGATGGAGCAAGAACCACACCCCGTCCTTTGCTCTTGGACAATCCACTTCTGGCAACTACATTGCCAAGACCAGCTACGCTCGCAGGGCTGGCTACACCGACCGCCACTACGAAGCGGACGGCACCTTCATCAATCGACTGGCCGCACTTGGCGGCAAGATTGAGTTCCTACCCAAAGTCCTATATTCTCACAATGAGGTGAAGTAATGCCCAAGAGTGCTGCATGGCAACGCAAGGAAGGCAAGAATCCGCAGGGCGGACTCAATGCCAAGGGTCGTGCGTCCTACAAGGCGCAGACTGGCGGCACGTTGAAGGCTCCAGTCAAGAGCGGAGACAATCCTAGACGAGCTTCTTTCCTCGCCCGTATGGGTGGTATGCCTGGTCCAGAGCGTGACGAGAAGGGTCAACCGACACGCTTACTCCTTAGCCTTCAGGCTTGGGGTGCCAGCAGCAAGACGGATGCCCGTGCAAAGGCAGCCGCGATCAGCAAGCGCAACAAGGCTTGAAGCAACTAGCCAATGAAGTTGCGGTCGATCTGGCTCGTGGTCGCTCTGACATCGAGTTCTTTGCTCGCAGGTGGCTTGGCATCCAGGGGAATCCTGGACAGGTTGCATGGTGGAAGTCCTGCTCCGAGCGCGATGAGTCTGGGTACCGACCGAAATACATCACAACAGTTGTATCCGCTGGCAACCGTGCGGGTAAAACGATGGCAATGGCGGTGGTCTGTTTCCACCACGCCTTGTACAAACTGGGACTTCCAAACCCGAAATATGGTGATTCCAAGTCCCACCTTGAATGGCTAGATTCTCCCTATGAATGGTTCCACATTGGTATTCAGCAGGAGACCGCAGAGCTAGTCTTCCGAGAGATTGAAACCATCCTCACTGGCCAGCACCCCGCCCAAAAAGGTCGTGGTTGCCCGATGGTCACAGAACTTGGTAAGATCGTAGAGACCACCAAGAAGTATCGCGGTGAGTATCCGTGGATCAAGTTCAACCCCATCGTTGGTGGGGCAAGCATCCATTTCCGCACCACGCAGGATCGAGCGAAGGCTCTCCTTGGTAAGGACATGAACGGCATCTCGTTTGACGAAGCGGCGTTTGAGCCGCACTTGCTGATGATCTACCAAGAGGTGCTGAACCTACGACGACTCTCCACTGGCGGACCACTCCACTTCATTGGAACGCCGACCGAGGGATTCAACGAATACGCAGATCTCTGGGAGAAGGGGAACCCCGAAAACCCAGAGCGCGACTCCAAGTTCATCTCGTTCCGATTGTCGACACGGGACAACATCGGCTACGGATTGACCCAAGAGAACTTTGATGATGTTGTTCGCCAGCAGGCTGAGTACCTCATCCCCCAGAACATTGACGGATTCTTCATTGAGGCACGAGACGCATTCTTCTGGTCTCAATCCATTCAAGCAGTATTCAAATCAGGAGTCGCAGAGTTAGGCCCGACACGTCACCATAAGTATGTCCAGGGTGTAGACCCAGGGATTTCACATGACGCAACGTGGGCGATTACACTCGACATTACTGACAGAAAACTCCTTCGCGGCACGCGGATTAGAAAGCGCGGCGGCAAGCAGAGTATCTCTGCCGTCGTGAACATGGTCCGCGAAGGACATCTCCTCTACCAACAGGACGGTGCGTACTGCACCACTATCGTCGACTCCACAGGACTTGGTGGACGACTATTTCAGCAGGAGTTCAGCATCATCCGTCCGCTCCGAGGGTTTGACTTCGGTGGCACCAAGGCGAAGAAGGTGGAACTCCTCAATGACTTGAAAGCGGTCCTAGACAAGGGACAAATCGAACTGCCAACTGGCGGTGCGTGGGATGAGATGCGAAGGCAACTCCTCACCTACAAATTGGACGATAAGAAGCTGGAGCAAGATGCAGTGATGGCACTGGCCATTGCTGTGCGACACGCTTTGCGAAACCCAGAGAAGCCCGTGAACGATCCAGTGTTCACATATTTTGGAGTGAGTGACTGATGGCCGACAAGGTACGAAAGATCCCAGCAGCGTTCGAAGGAACGCGGGCGATTCCAGCGCAGTACACGACCGACCCTGATATTGCCACGCCTGAGCAGATTGCTTCTATTGGCACTGCGACCGAGAAGGCACGCAAACTAGCCAAGGGTCAGCGTATCGTTGCGGCTGCCGCTGCTGGCAAGCCAATTGCCACCGCTCCAGTCTTTACGAACATCAGCATTAACAAGCAGGGTTCGGTCAAGGGGCAGGCGAACCAGTCAATCGCTGGCGGTGCTGGCATTGGCATCAACGACCCATCGATTACGGCACGAAACCGCGCCTCTACCCGCATCAAACCGAACTTTGAGAAGCTCACCCTTGGCGAACAGGCTTCCGTCAAGATGTCCGAGACCTCACTTAGCGGACAGGGCATTGACCCAAACCAGGACGAGTCACACCTTCTCCTTCAGGAGATCCTTGGTCGCAAGCAGTTGGTTGAGCCAGAGCAGAACCGACTCCGCTCGCTCTTCCGCCGCATGGACAACCTCTATCACCCAGAGACCATCACCCTTGGCGGTGCTGACCACTGGGCAGATGACCCAAGCGCACGGCTTGCTGGTCGAGCACACGTCTCGGTCAACATCCACCACGCCTATGTCCAGATCCCAGCCTCTATCCAGGCTGTGCGACCAGTTGTCAACTATGTTGCCACTGGGCCAACGACCGAAGAGCGCGATGCCGCGCAACTGCGCGAGCGACTCTACTTCCGTTGGTGGGACGCCAACGAGATGGACTTGCTCCACGAACACGCTGCACTTCTCAAGGAACTCTACGGCCATACGGCGGCTAAAGTCTTCTGGGATCCAGTTGCGGAGCTTCCAAAGGTTACCGTCATTGAGCGACCAGAGAACCTTTACCTTGGGTTCGGGGATAGCGACTTCAATCGCCTAGACTGGGCGCTCTACTGCTACGGTATGTCACCACAGTCAGTTCAAGAGGACTACGGCGTGGATGTCATCCCTGTCAAGCAGGGCGACAAGTATTTCCCGTACACCACCCGTGGCACACACGACGACCCAATCGGCAACGTGTGGTCGAACACCTTTGAGCGCAATCCACTCCGCCGCGAGACTGCCTACGAGCAGATGCAGGTTGAGGTCTACGACTACTGGTACAAGGTACCAACCAAGCCAGGTAAGGCTCCGCTTGTGTACAACGCCATCTTTGTCGGCAACTCGCTGGTAAAGAACGACGCGCACCCTGAGTATCAGGGGCAGATCCCGTATGTCCACCTACCAAACGGCAAGATCCCTGGTAGCCCATACGGTAAGCCAGCACTCTACGATGCCGAGCAGTTGCTCCGCGAGAAGGACGAACGAGTCACTGCCATGGCGCAGATGATTCAGTCTATCGTCGGTGGGCAAATGTGGCAGCTCGTTGGACCAGAGGCTCCTGATGAGGTACCGCCAAACGCGCTACCAAAGCCAGGTCGCGTCGCCACCCCTGGACCTGGCAACGAACTCCGTGCCATCCAGCCGTTCATCCCATCGTTCCAGATTGAGCAGTACATCGGTCGTATCGACCGAGAACTTGCTGTCGCAACGGGCTTGAACGACCTGCTCCTTGGTCTCGCGCCCGCGCAGGTGCTTGGCTCCTCACGAGCCATCGCCGCGCTCATCGCTAACTACGAAGCACGCCTTGCCCCGAAGCGCAAGGTGTTCTACCAGTGGATGCGACAGGTCTGGGAGATGTGCGCCCGTATTTGGGAAATCAAGAACCCAGCCGTTGCCGAAATCGTTGGCGGCCAGTATCGCATTGACATTGTTGCGCCAGAACTGACGCCACGAGACACGCTGGAACTTGCCAGCACCGCAATCAACCTAGTCCAGAACCGACTGTGGAGCGCCGAGCGTGCTATGGATCGAGTGGGCGTGGAAGATCCGATTGGCGAGAAGGACCTCATCCGTGATGAGCAGACTGATGCCACGCTGAACCCTGCGTCCGTCGCAACGATGGCGCAGGTGATGCAGCAGATGCAGCAGATGCAGATGCAGAATCAAGCCCAGCTCCAGCAGCAGGCAATGATTACCCAGGAACAGGCCGCTAATGCCCAGCGCACGATGCAGCAAGGCGTTCCTGGGAGCCAGTCGCTAAACCAGCCAGAGAATCAGGCGCAGTTGCCGCCAGAGGCTCTGCCAGAAAACGCCGCCGCGCCAGGGGAAGAGAACCTTATCCCAGCGCCGACTGGCACCAATGAGGTACCTGCATAATGGCACGACGAGGACGATTCACCAGCCCAAATTCGGGCGGACAGAACCTTACCGCGCTGATTACTAGCCTCTTGCGCGAGCGAAACTCCGCAGAGGAGCAGGCGCTGCTTGACGCCTATCGAACTGGAACTGCCTATAACGGCGTAGTCCCAACGGTTGATGACATTCAGTCGTTCTATGACAACTGGGCGTCAGCATCTGGCTACACTCCAGGTTCGCTTGAGTACCAGGCAATCTTTCAGAAGAAGTCTGACCTCAATAACTATGACCTGAAGAAGCAGTTCAATGCGCTCATCTCAACGTTCAATACAACCGATGGGTCAAACTATCAGGAGATTATTGACTTCCTTGGGAATCAGGCGCAGACCTCTACCGACCCTGACGATATCGCCGATTACGCAAACTCCGTAGAGACGACGACAAACGCCTACCTAAAGTATCAGGGCCAGCGTTTGGTTCGTGGTGAGTTGACGGCTGCTGAGTATCAGAAGATTACGCTTGAGTCGCTCAAGGTTCTAGACCCAGACAGCACCGCCTACAAGAACGCAGTATATGATGCCTTCCAGTACGAATGGAACGCAGAGGCAACTAAGTGGCAGAACCGCGTTAAGGCTGGGACTGCAACAAGCGGACAGTTCAGGTCTTGGGCAAGCAGCTTCAAGAATCGAATGGTTGGGTCTGGCATCTCTAAGGACAGCGATCTGTATACCTCAGTTGGGGCAAGCATTTCCCAGGCTAGTCTTTCGGTTGGCGATAGCCCAACAAATACCCGACTCAATGGAACGCTAGGAACCCTCAATGATGTCTTTGGTCTTGCCCAGGCACAGATTGGCGGCGTAGAGGTTGGCGTTGAAGACATCATGGGCGATCCAAAGGATGTCCTCAAGAAGTTGTCTAAAAACCCAGACCTTATGGGCCTGTATGCTGAGTGGCTTGATTCAAACAGGGGATCTATTAGCCCGACACTTACTGCTCTTGGCATTACCGATGGAGCAAGTTTCCGACAGTGGTTTGATCAGACACTGAAGAGCGGAATCACCGATGCCCAAGCAGTAACTGCCGCTGGTGGTAGTGCCAACTGGGATGATTGGACCGCTGCTGCAACTACCAACGGCGCACTCACAACATTTGACGAGTTTGCAGTTAGCAGCAGCAAGCACGCTCGTGATGTTGCCAATGCCAAGGGGGACGATTCACTTATTAACTTCTATGACACTGAGTATAAGAAGTTCCTTAGTGGGGAAAAGTCATATTACGGAGCTCGACCAGCACTTGAGGGTCTGTACCCACAGCAATTTGCTGTTGTTCAAAACGAAGCAAATGCAATGTACGGATCGTATGCAG